ATGCTGCCACCTATTATCCGTGGGTCAAGATCGTTGACACCAACAGCAACAAGGTCATACCAGTTCCACCATCCGTTGTTATGATGAGCGTTTACGCCGCCAACGACAAGGTGGCTGCTGAATGGTTCGCCCCAGCCGGTCTGAACCGTGGTGGTATTCCACAAGCAGTTCAAGTTGCTGATCGTTTGACACACACCGAGCGCGACACTCTATACGAAGGTCACGTTAATCCAATCGCGGCGTTTCCAGGTCAAGGTGTGGTGGCATGGGGTCAAAAGACACTGCAACGTCAGCCTTCCGCATTGGATCGCATCAACGTTCGCCGTTTGTTGATTGCACTGAAAAAGTTCATTGCATCTTCTTCTCGCTACCTAGTGTTTGAGCAGAATGTATCAACAACTCGTCAACGTTTCTTGAACATTGTTAATCCATATCTAGAGAGCGTACAACAACGTTCTGGCATCTATTCCTTCAAGGTAATCATGGATGACAGCAACAACACTTCCGACTTGGTTGACCGCAATATTCTATACGGACAAATCTATATTCAACCAACACGTACAGCAGAATTCATCGTACTCGATTTCAATGTACTCCCTTCGGGTGCTGTTTTTCCGGGCGCATAAATCGTAAAAAATTGATTACAAGAAACCCACTTTTTGGTGGGTTTCTTTTTTATATAGCAGGATTTCATCATTTTGCCTACAGGGTCGTATATTTATGTTTATATGAAAACAAATTATGGAAACCCAGAGTCAATAAATAAAATTTGCGAATGGACTGGTAAATCTTTCACGGTTGATTGGAAGCACAGAAATAAAAGATTCATAGATAAAGAAGCAATGTATTCTTGGAGGAAATCTCAAAACAGAGAAATGGTTTCATGCTTAAATTGTAATAAATTATTTGAACGATATAAAAAAATACTACACCCAAGATCTGGGAAATTACAGCAATATTGTTCAAATGAATGTAACAGAAGTTCAAAAGAAAAGAAAGAAAAACTTAAAATTTGGATAACTGACAATAATCCTATGAAAGATCCAATCTCGGTTGAGAAGATATCAAAAACCAAACTAGAAAAATACGGAAATTATAAATACAACAACCCAGAAAAAGCTGCAAATACTTGTATGAGAAAATACGGAACAGCGTGCTATTTTGATAGCCCGTCTGCTATATTATCAAACGGAAAACGTATATCTAAGTTTCAAAAACAAACTTATGATCTCGTTTTATTAGAATATCCAGACGCACGGTTGGAAGAATATCTAAAAGATGCAAGATGTTCGGTGGATATTTACATACCGTCGTTAAAAAAAGCAATAGAATGTTACGGTGATTATTGGCATTGCAATCCATCGAAATGTCAGCCGGATTATTATAACAAGTCTTTGCGCATGACAGCAAAAGAAAAATGGAACAAAGATGCTATTAAAACAGATAAGTTAGTGTTGGCCGGTTATGGTGTTGAAATAGTTTGGGAAAACTCAAAGAAAAAACTCGCGCATTCAACAAAATCATGATATTTATAACATATGCATATATTGTTAAAAGATCTATTGAAAGAAGAAGAAGAAAAAAGTGCTCTGCAAGTTCAATGCTACGTGGACATGGATGGAGTTTTGGTTGATATGGACGCTGGATTTATGGAGCTTTCTGGTGGATTGACTCCAAAAGAATATGAAGAAAAAAATGGAAAGAGTTCATTCTGGAAACTGATTGGAAATAAGCCAAATTTTTGGATTGATTTGAAACCGATGCCAGATGCTAAAATTCTTTGGGATTTTATCAAAGAGAACTTCACGAACCCAGCTCCAGTTATTTTGAGTGCAGGTCAAGGCAGCAGCATTGTTCAACAAAAAACTGCATGGATTATCAAACATATTGATCCAACTGTGAAAGTTATTATTGCTTCTGCTGGTTCAAAAAAGCCAGAATATGTTCTAAAAACAACCGGTCGTGTTACTCATGTATTATTGGATGATACTCAAAAGAATATAGATGTTTGGGATAATGTTGCATTGCATCGCATTGCTATATTGCACACCGACGCTTCAAGTAGCATCAAAAAATTGCAACCATTTGTGATCGAATGAGCCATATAAAATTATCATCACTTTTGTCAGAAAATATTGAAATCACTGATGTAGTGAAGTTGGAAAATGAATGCAAAGCATTTGCTAAAAAATTGGTGCAAGGTGGTGTTATTGGTAGTATGCACAAAGATTTGACATCATCTGATGTAGCTGCATGTGAATATACAGAAGATATTGCCGAGGTTATTCGCAATGAAGTCATAAAGTGGAAAAACACTATCAACGCACGAGGTGGAAGATGAAATATCCTTTATATCGCAATACTCTTTGTCCAAAACTTTGGAACATCAATGAAGATGGTGCCAAACTTGATAATATAGTTCGCAAAGGATTGTTAAAAATCGCGCAAGATTTTGTGGCCAATCTCAAGAAAGAAAATAATATACATATAAAAATACATGATATTGTTATCATTGGCAGCATCACCAATTATAATTGGACAGATTATAGTGACATTGATTTGCATGTTGTAACAGATTTTAAAGATTTAGATATGACAGCAGATGATGCTCAAACATTATTTGATGCTATAAAAGTGGGTTGGAACAACAAACATAATATTACCATGAAAGGTCATGATGTTGAAATATATGTTCAAGACACAGCACATGTACCTACTTCAGCCAGTTCATATAGTGTGTTGAAAAATGATTGGATACAAGAGCCTGTTAAAGAAAGTCCAACTTTCAATAAAGAACTTATAAAAAAGAAGTATAAAGAATACAAGAAGAAAATAACAACACTATTGTCAAAACATGATGAAACTGCTCTAAAGAGTCTGTTGGACAAGCTTTATAAGTATCGTCAGTCTGGTTTGGATAGTGGCGGCGAATTGAGTGAAGAAAATATAGTATTCAAGATTATTCGTGCATATGGATATTTGGATAAAATCAAAGACAATATAGCCAAGACATATGATAAAAAAATGAGCGTCAAAGAAGCCGAATCAAATTATAAACAAAAATAATTATTATGAAAAAATCAGAATTGAAGGCATTAATAAAAGAAGTTATTGAAGAAATTGCATTGAACAAAAGCGAATATGAATCGGCGGTGGATTCTGTTGTGGATGAAATATATCAATACGCAAAAAAATATAAAAAATACCCAGACATGGGTCCGAGTTTGGAAGAATTGTCTAATAGATTCAATATTGATATTGAACAAGCATATTCTGATGTTGCAAGGGGCTTTCACAAACTGACGACATAATCGCAAATTAAGAAGCCCCGATTTCTCGGGGCTTCTTTTTTAAGTGAATTATTTCTTCACGAACTTATTGCTTCTTTTTACCAGCGGGAGGAGGCGGCAACTTTGCTGCATCTTCTGGGGTAATCTTTGCTCGTTCTTCTTTGTCCAACTTACCATCCTTGTTTGTGTCATACTTGGCAACGATTGCTTTTTGCTCATCGGTCAGCGGTGGGCGTTCTTTCTTTTCTGCGGCTACAACTGACAATGCTGATACTAGTGCTAATAGGATATACTTTTTCATATTTTTTCTTTTGTTGCATCAACCGTTATTAGTTGACAATATATAGTGTTATCTTATTGGTTGGTATAGTCAACACTATTTGCACTATATTAACAGACAGTGTATTATTCTTTATATTCTCCAATTTACTTCAATTCTTTTTAGAATTTTTAAAAATCCACTTTGAGTGCCCACAATCCCATATTCTATCAAATCCATTAACTTTCATATTTTCCCATTCAGACAATGACTCATCAAATTTTTGTAATTTTTTCTTTAGTTTGGATTTTTGAAACATTTGACGATTGAATAATGTGCTAAAATCCGGCGATACATAATGATATCCTTGTGCAGTATTTCCAACAAACTGCATGCCAAGCTTGTTATATATGTCACCAGTAAAAAATCGTCTGTCAGAATAACTTACCACGCTGTTTGGTTTATAATCTTCTAAAAAGATACTAAACAATTTACTGGCACCACCAAGTATTCGTGTATTGAGTGAATTGCAAAATCTTGATATTTCCCATTCTATTTTCTTATCAAATCTACTCTTACAAAATGTCATAATACTCACAAGAGAATCTTTATAGTATAATCCATAAGCAACACTGCAACGATCATCACCTTGTATATGACAATTATCCAAGAACTCTCGTTTGCTGTTTTTATCAACTTTTTTGATTTCACATTCTCTGCCATATATTTTAGCCATTGAACCGCCCAAACTTTGGCGAATAATAGATTTAACAATATTTGTTTTGTGCTTCCATTCATTTTCAAATATATGAATTAATCGTATATTTTTCTCTGCACATTTTGTTGTTTTATCCAAATGATAGTTTTTACTCATTCTTACTTGACCTTCTCTGTGCCAATATAAACCATTATATTCAATAGCAAAGTTTAATTCTGGTATATAAAAATCAAGTTCTTTACCTTCTAATATAGCTCGATTGTGTCTTGACACAGTTTTTCCATTTAGTTCAGACACCAAAAACTCGTGCAATGATGTTTCGGCGGTGATTTTCTTTTCAGGATGACACAACTCACAAAATACATCTGTGGGAACATATACAGTAGAATCAAATCCTCCATTGCATTTCTTGCACTTAAAATTATATTTCTTGGAAAAATGATAACCATCATATTCTTCCGGTTTTATTAACCATTCTATTTTTTGATCATTAAAATATGCACAAAGTTTTTCATAATGGTTTTCTTGTTTTACTTTACTTCTGCGATCTATAACTTCACGAGATTTTCCTGGATTATCCACTCCATATTTTTTCATCCAACCATCTATGATCTTTTCTCTCAATGGACTGTCTTTTTGTAGAATATTTTCAACTCCATAGTTGATCATGTTGGTTCGCTTAGACTTGTCGTTGATAGATTTTACTTGTTGAGCAAACTCTTTACCATACTTTGCCTTCATGCTGATCTTTAGGTTCTGTACAACACTTGCTGTCTGCATAGGATGTTCCACACCATATTTTAGCAACGAAGTTTGTTTTTGAGATTGCCTCATTTTTAGCAGCACTTCTGGGTCTTTATTGGCACATGACTTACAGCAATATTTTTGTATATTTCGTTTGACCCATTTGACTTGAAAATCCACTTGGCATGTCTTGCAAAGCATGTTTGTGTGTATTGGATTTTTCTTGGGTCTTGCCATAAGTGTATTTGAGTTCGTATGCAGTATAGTATTATATATCTTATATGTAAAGAAAATATTTCATTGACAGTTCTTTATTTATTATTAGTGAAAACTCACAGTAAACAATCAATCGGAGAAACATAATTATGGCAGAACTACTAGACGCAAATCAAATATTCTTTACGAGTTTTGAACCAAAAGTTCAGAACCGTTTTATCATGAACATCGACGGTATTCCAGCATATCTTATCAAGGCTGCTGCTCGTCCAAGTATCACAAATGGAACAATCAAACTTGACCACATCAACACATATCGCAAACTGAAGGGCAAGAGCGAATGGCAAGACATTCAAATTTCTTTGTATGACCCAATCGTTCCATCTGCTGCACAAGCATGCATGGAGTGGGTTCGTTTGGCTCATGAATCTGTCACAGGTCGTAACGGCTATGCTGATTTCTACAAAAAAGATGTTAGCATCGACGTTCTTGGACCAGTCGGCGACAAAGTTGAACAATGGCAACTGAAAGGGTGCTTTCCATCCACCGTCGATTTCAATGGTGCCGGTTTGGATTGGAGTGCAAACGAAGCATTGACCATCAGCATGACGCTGACCATGGATTATTGTATCCTACAATATTGATATAACATCTCAAGCAGTCACGCTTTCTCAAATCTCTATGCTATTTATACGCATAGAGATTTTTTATGAACAAAAATATAGAAATTGACAATGATAGCAAAAATGACCATACTGTATGTGTGCAAAAAAATTTAAAATTTTGGCAAGAAACAAATTGCAAAATTTGCAATATGTCTTTCTGGTCACTGATAAAGCGTGATCAAAAAACTTGTTCTGCTAAATGCAGTGGCATATATGTAGCAAGAAATCCAGCAAGAATTGCCAAGATTAAAAAGACAAAGTTGGAAAAGTATGGTAGCGAGACATATGTAAATTCCGAAAAAGCCAAAGTTACTTGTTTAAGTAGATATGGAGTAGATAATGCATCAAAAAGTGAACAAGTATTAAAAAAGATACAACAAACAAATCAAGAAAAGTTTGGTGTAAATTGGGCATTTCAATCAAATAATGTGATAAAGAAAACAAAATCGCACAATATTAAATTGTATGGAGTGGAACATGTATCTCAACGAAATGATGTAAAAGATAAAAAGAAAAAAACTTGCTTGCTT